AAGTCTTACCCATTTCTCTTGCTCTCTGTTCCATAGCAACTGCTGCCTGGATTTTATGAGCATGAGATCTTGATGAACTACGAATTTTAGAAACAGATGATTTAGCAGTTGCAACATCCTTAAAACCTAAACCATGAATGGTTCCCTTTGGGTTTTCATCAGTATATAAGTCAGAGTGTTTTTTGGAGTTTGCAGGTTGTCCCTTCTTTCTAGGAATACGGGGATTTGTTTCTTCCTCAACTTTCTTTTTGCCCTGACAATGAGCCTTTTGTGAAAACCCTTTGGGGTTATCACAATCGATAGACTTTTTATATTTGTCAGACCATTTCTTTTTCATTCTTTTTTGAACCCGTCTTTCAAAAGTTTCTGCAATTCTGCTGTTGAACCAACAAACAAAGCATTATTTACAGTCGTAGGTGAAGATGACTTCTCCTCTTTATTTAGATCCTTCATTTTTTGTTGCAAATCAATCAGTTTATCTGATACATCACCAACACTTTTAATAAGTTGACCGACAACTTCATAGGACCTAGGTTGCTGTCCCTCTTGTGCTAACTCAAGAATACCATTAATTGCTTCCTGACCCTTTTCAATCAAAGAATACAAGTTACCACGAGTATACTCATAATCTTTGATATGGTCTTCTTGTTTATTGATTTGCTTAAGTTGTTGTTTAGTTTCCTTTACAATTTCTCCCGCCTGAACTTCAATGTCCAACGAATCACTTATCTCGTCAAATTTTTCATTCATACATCTGTACCTTTAGTTGGACTATAAGTTTTACCATCACCAAAATCAAATCTTTCCTCACTAAATCCGAAGTCATCTCCAACTTCAATCAGAGCATCGTCCGCAGCATTTACAGCATCAATTGCAGTTGCTTGGATATGTGTATCTGCAGTAGTTCCATCTTCTCCTCTTCTAACAAGGAGAACATCATTAGTAATTTTCTTAATAAACATCAATTCATTTTCAATTGCTATGTAAGTATCAACTGAAAGACTTGCTGCGTTTGTAACTATGAATTGAGTCTGAGTTGCATTAATATCTTCTGCAAGACTTGTTACGGCATCATCATTATAATCTTTGAGTGCTCTTGGTTCTGCAATATATCTGACTTCCCTCTTAGGTGCCTTGATATTTGTATTAGTATGATAATCAACTTGAACTTTTTTGATGAGTCCAGTGCTACTATCTGCGATAGGACCAAACAGATATGTCTTTGCAGTAAAGTCTAAAGTATGAATGATGACTCTCTTTTCTTCAAAACCAGAATCATAGTTGTCATCAAAGTTAATTCCATCGAGAACCATTGGAACATCTCTTTTTTCTCCAATGGAATCAACCAAGTCAATGGTTACATTGAATGATGGTTGAAATATAGGAAGAATTTGCTCAATAATTTGCATTGAATCTTCATTATATTGAGTCATGATTGATAATCTAAATCCCAAATTATATGGAACTGGCATGAATACCTTTTTTGCCACCTTAGATGTGTCATTCGTAAATGCCTTGAATGTCTGCATCGTTGAAATTTTTCTGGAATTATCGTATGCGATACTTACCAGTTCAAATGCAAGTCTTGGGAGAGTGATTGAAACTCTTTTTCTTGGATCTGGTTTCTGTTCTAATCTTGCCAGAAATTTCTCAGTAGGCCCATAGGCAATAGGAACCTTCATAGTTGAATACTCAGATCCATCCTGCTTGGTGTGTCTTATTTCAACAGTATTAAAGAGAGTACCGAAAGCAATAATAGTCTTTCGTATAATCTCGTGATAATGATATGTTCCTAACATGATGTTATGGTTTGCCTATACTAACTATTTAGAACTCACCAAATGGGTTCCTTTCACTGAAGTCTAGAATTTCATCCGCAGCAGATTCAACTTCTATATTATCCGCATATTCGTCATATTCATCTTGATCTGATATACTCTTAATCTTACGAGAAGCATCCGATCCATTCTGTGTAGTTCCAATACCAACTACCATTTCACCAAGAGCGAAGTTACTAGATGTATTAGTAACTTGAAGGATACCAGTATCCGAATCCCAATTCGCCACATGCGCCGTAGTGCCCGTAGAAACGCCCCTAACGAGTTCTCCGTACAAATAGTTATCTGTATTGATTCCAGTCGCTGGGGCGCTTATGGTGATATTTGGTTGTAATGTATAACCAATACCAGCATTGATGTAATTGATCGCTGTAACAACTCCAACAGTATTAATCACTGCAACAGCAGTTGCTCGTGTTCCATTTGGATCTGCAGGAGCACTAATAGTTACTGACGGAGTTACTCCATATCCAACACCAGCATTGGTGATGGTAAATGCACTCAATGATCCAGTAGAAATAATTGCAGTAGCAGCAGCACCAGTTCCGTATTGATTCTGACTACGAATAGTAACTGTCGGTGGTACTGTGTATCCAAATCCAGGATTTGTGATATCAATTCTTTCAATTGACTGTTCAATTTGACCAGCAATATTAGTCATAACAGCAACAGCAGTTGCATTGATGCCTCTACTTGGAGCAGTAGATATTCCAATTAGTGGTCTAGTTGTATATCCAGTGCCATCATTAATCAAATCAATAGAAGATACAGATTGACCAGTTTGTAGTGTACTCAGTGTCTTACCAACAACAGCATTTGCTGCAGCTGCAGTTGCCCCAAGACCCACCATAGTGAGTTTTGTTGTGTAGATGAAGTCAGATGCTGCCTGATCCACTGCCTCAATTCCAGTATCGATATTTTCATCGAGAGCGGCATCAAACACTTCACAACTCAACTGATAAACATATAACTTATTCAGTTGATAGAAAGGTTTTTTCGCTTCAACATATTTAATTTCAAATAAAGTATTATCAAGAGGAAAATAAATTAAATCTCCCTCTTGTGGTCTAGAAGTCAATGAAACATTTTCTCCAGCAAGAAATGGACTAATGAAGTCCTCATACCTCTCTTTGGATATAATAAATGTTACTTGATCTGTAGACTGTACACCAAACTTAGATAAGATATCTCCACCACCTTGAAATCCTTCGTAGTTGGAAAGATATGCTTCTATTCTAAATGAATCATCAAACTCGGATGCTATGGTTTCATTCAGAATAGAATCCTTGTTGATTATCTTTCTTGGAAGATAAAGAACATCTTGTCCGTATATTTTTAACTGCTCGTTGATCAGATCTTGAACAAGTCTTTGTTCGCTATTTGATCCTTGTAAAAAGTAAGAATTTAATGGCATAACTCATCAACCTATCAAATCAAGAGGTGGCATTTCGTAGGTATCTCTGAGTTCTTTATCCAACTCTTCTAGTTCTGACATTGCATCATCAAAGAGTTGTCTTCCGTTCAACTGAACTCCACCTGGGAGAGATACACCATTGAATTTAATTAAGTTCTGTCCCCACTGCCTCTTAATTAATGCAGTAGTATATTTCTTTAACCACCAGTCGTTATATACTTTAGTTGCATCTGATGGATCTACTAATCTGTAGCAATCGAGAACAATAAACTGATCATCACTCATACTACCAAAGTCGATATCAAGATATAAACGACTTTGTTTTTTGTTAAATCTTAGTTGCACATCTGGAGTAATAATTCTACTCAAGTCTTCCAGATATGTCTTTGTCATTGTATAATTTAAAAGATCAAGTGCTCCATAGTAATATAAGTCATTCAGAAACAGTTGATATTTGATATTAAACAATCCACTAGAAATAGTGCTATTGTCCATTTTAAATACCTTTTCAACACCCAAAACATGATCAGGAAGTTGAAGGAAGTTTTGTCCCTCTGTCCAATCAACAGAAGTCACACCAACAGTTGATGTTGCTGTGGTGGTAGTTATTCCAGCCTTTAGTGTTTCTTTTTCAGCAGCAGTGATCTTGTGCTTTAAGTATACTCTTTGAATTCCGTCGAAATGATAATCTTGAAAATGCTGAATAGCGTCATCTACCAAATCATCAATCTGGTCATCGTCTACATTAATTTCCAAGACAGGGAAACCCAGTCTCCTAAGACAATAATCAATTAGTTCTTGCCTGGTACTGGGTTTACTCATTCTTCGATACCTGCTTCCTGGTATTTATCTGGTGGTATTTGATTGAACTTCTTCTGCAACTCAAGATACTCTTTGTTTAAAGATTCAAGTTTAGATTCTAATAGAATATTCTGATTCATTAATGAAGAAATTTTAGAATGATAATTTCTAATCAAAATATTCACATCAACATCACTACTATTCATAATCGTCAGAATGTTCCTCCATCTAATGTATCAGTCCACATTGGTTTGCTGGTGTAAACCACAGTTCTTGAACTTGGTGTAATGGAAATACTAGCACCATTTACAACCAAGTCATTAGTTGTGTCAAATGTTCCTTGCTCACCAATGATTGTTAAAGTAGTTCCTGCAGTGATTGAAGTCTTACAAACACCATAAGCAGAACTGTTATTTTGCTGAGTAATTTGATCACCAGCAGCAATTGTTGCTCCTGAAGGTAATGCAAGAGTAATTTCAGTGACAGCAGTCAGAATCTGTGTAGAAGTTCTGGTGCTTGTTGCTGTACCAGGACCATCAGTAGATGATTGCAGACCATTAGCATCAAAGAATACGACGCCATGAGTTGCAAAATCATTGGTCTGATAGTAGATACCCTTGATATCAAGGAAACCTCTAGTACCAGATACAACACTATTGGTTACAGTTGCATCAGGAATGTATGTCCACGCTCTAGCAATGGCAGAACTTCCTTCTCCAGTGCTATCGTTGTAACCAAAGAATCCAGTTTTGTTATTTGCAACACCAGATCCAGTATTATAATCGAATGAAATACCACGGTCTGTATTGGTATCAAATCCGTGAGTGATTGTTACTTGAGTTGCTGTCGAAATACCAGCATTTGTTGTACCAGTGAAGGTTACAACTTTACTTGCTGTATCATAAGAAGCGACTGTACCAATACCAGAAGCATCAATACCAGTTGCTGCAATTTGGTCTCCAGTGTTAATACCAACAACTGAATCCAGTTTAATTGTAGATATACCGACCGCAACAGTTGCTAAAACTGTTCTTGTACTGGTTACATCTCCAATGTTAAAGATGGAATCGTTGACCGTAACATTATTTGAGTTAACGGTAGTTGTTGTACCATCAACCTGCAGGTCACCTTTAACAACAACTGTACCTTCGTTACTCAGACCATCGGGATATGGGTCAATATAGAGAGTGTTTCCACTTCCTGATGTTGTCTGGATTACATTGGATGAAATTCCAACAGAACCAAATGTTACTGGATTATTAAATGTAACATTTACACCAGTTCCAAAGTTCCAATCGGCACCTGTGACGAGAACTTTATCTGTACCATTTTCATCATATTCAATTTTGGCATCTTTATCATTACCAAAACTGAGATATGTATCATCAGCAATATTTACTTCACCAGTTCCATTAGTGACAAACTTGATGTCACCATTAGAGTCGTTTGAATATATTGTGTTTCCATCAAGAGTCAGGTTATCAACTGACCATTGATCTACTCTTGGCAATCTGGCGACATTTCCTGTTCCTCCAGGATTACCAGAATTTCTAGTATCCAGAACTGCAACAAATCCATTATCTGGAGTTGTTGGGTTATCTTGACTCGCAACCAGTCCTGGTGCAATACTTAGTAAGTCTGTGTAGTATCGACCACCAACTACCTGTGCGTTCTGTGCATTATCACCAGCAAAAAGTCTTCCGCCTTTATTGCCGTAAGTACCTACACCAACTGTAAGTCCAAGTTCACCAAAATTAAGACTAGCGGGAGCAACTACGCCCGTAGATCTTTTTACTCGTATAATGCTTGCCATGGCTTAGAAATTTCCTCCATTGATGTCCAAATTCTGGGTCGCTCCAGGCGTTAGTTCTAATGTTGCTTCCCACTTTGATGTAGTAGAATTATAAACAAGAACCATTCCGTTCTGTACACCACTTGAAATATCAACATCACTTAATGCTCCTAATGTTCCGCCTCCACCAGAGAATGAAGAAAGAACTTTAACAGCATTTTGTGATCCAACTCTTACTTTGATGTCTGCCATATGTTTTAACTTGTGGTAACTCCAGCAGTAACAATTGCACTACCTTCAACTACTCTAGTTTTAATAGAACCATCACTAATCAGAACATCATATACATATCTACCAGGTTTTAATCCGTTAGTCACTGTTGATCCTAGAGAAATTCTCAATTGCCCCTGTGTGGGAGATGGGAACGATACGGCAAATGTTGCAGTTGTTGTCAATGATGATGGATGCTTCTTCATGAGTGAAGAACCAGTGTAACTTGTTAAGTCAAGAGGAGCATTTCCAGAGTCTTCAAGATTGAATGTCTGAATAAAATCAGTTCCAACATCGATTACAATATTGCTTACATATGCTGCCATTACTACAATCAGTTGGGATCTATCTCTAGGTATTTATAAATCATTTTTTCACAATAGATTGGAGGAGTTTCTTTATCTCTTCTAAATCAGATTTCATTGTATTAACATCATCTTTAAGTTTTTTCATTTCCATTTTTTCCTTGTACTTTGTCTCGGAAAGTTTCATAAATTTGTCAAATTCAGTTTGATTCTGATTTACGATAGCATTAGAATCCACATCCCTGACTAGGGATGTGTCCGATTCTACTTTCAAATAATTATTCATCTGTTGAGAATGATCTGAGGGCAACTGCTCTGAAGTTCTTGATTCTAGGTGCTTGTGCTTGGTTTGTTGATGTCATAACCACTTTAATCATGAATCCATTAAACTGAGGAGTATTTTCAGCAGTAAACTTGTACTCACTGAATCCATTTTCAGATTCATTTGGATTTACAACCTTATCGGAAGAACCATCAGAGTTGAATGGAATATATGCTTGTAAAGCATCATCCATATCTTTTCTAAACAATTTATAGAACACACGGATATCAGCATCTGCTTCTCTGTGTCCATCAAATTGTACAAAGAGTGAGTTTGAAGTAAATTCAAGTTGAATCTTCTTGGTTTCGTAAATTCCAGCGTTAGGATCTGCACCAGGAGTTCTAACTCTTGCATCAGTTTCATAGTCTGAAACCTTACTATTGACAAGGTTACTAACTGCGATAATATTTGTTGTTTCCAAATCGAGCAGAGGAGATACATCTGGGTTTGATGTCTGCATCAAGAATTCAAGAGCGAATGATTTATTACCACCAAGTAATCCAGATTCATTTACTTTAGAAGCAACAATTCTTGGACTATCAAGACGATTGAGTTTATTAAGAGTTACTGGTTCATAACCTAAATCTTGGAATGATGCCTCAGAACCACTAATACTTGTTCCTGATGTGGTTTTAATTCTTGCAGAAACAGTTGTTCCTGAAGGATTGACCATATTGAATGATGGATTGATGTATTCAAATGGAATGTTCTGAGAAACCTGAACATTATTACCACCACCTGCTCTAGTTGTTCCAAATGACTTGCTGGTATCAACAAGTTTTACATGATAACTGTTAAATGTTTTTTCTCTAGGATCAATATTATGTTCTCTATTGATCTTCAGCAGTGATACGGAATTGAACTCATATTTGAATACATTTGTATTTCTAGCATGATTTGATTTGATGCTAGAATCTACAACTCTACTTGCAACTGTGATATCATTGTTACTAATACTATTGTAGGAAATAATTTCCTTATTGATCAGTAAGTAACCAGTATTTGCGGCACCAACTGGTGATCCTTCAAATGTAGCAAACGCAGAACCATCAGCAACTTTGACAATAGTTGTATCATTATCAACTGCTGCAGTAAGTGTGGTTGGTTTTACATCACTTTGTACATCATAGACTCTAAGTTTATTTGTACTTGCGTGCATACCATGATTGTGGTGATCAAACAGCATTGTTACACCATCTCTAATTGCATCATTAGTAACTGCAGTTGGAGCAGTCATATTAGCACCAACTCCCGCACTATTAAAGTAAGTATATGCAACACCAGCGGAGATGTTAGAGTCAACATCATCAACAATAAGTAAGTTTGTTGTTGATACAATTCCAACTGTTACTCTTACTCCAGATCCAGTTGCACCAATTGGATTAGCAAGAAGAAGATCTCCAACTGCATATCCAGATCCAGCAGAGGTGACATTGATTGAAGTGACCGCACCACCACCAACTACGACTGTAGCAACAACAGAACTTCCAACTCCAGTCAGAGGTGTAAATTCAACTCCAGTAAATGTTCCATTTGTAAGTCCAATTCCAGCAGAAGTGAGTGTTAATGAATTTGTATTTAAACCAAGTGGACCACCAACTGATACAATCTTACCGCTATTTGCACCCTGTCTGATTTCATTACCAGCAACAAATGTTGTGGTTGTATCGGCAATTGAAACTCTTTGTCTCTTAGAATATGCTGTGACTGGGTTGTTCTTTCTGATTCTTCCAAGTGGAAGTTCACTATTGTAGAAGATAACAGAGGAAGGAGTATTGGTTACAAACTTCGCTTTATTGAGTTTAAACTTAAGGTCTTCCAACTGACTTGGAGTCCAAGTAGACTGGTTTTGGGACTTAAACAGAGATCCAAGATATGGTTGTCTATTATAGACTGCTTTGAGAAGAAGATCTTCTTCACCCATTCGAGTGATGAATGTCAAATACTTCTCTGTTGGTGCAATCAGAACCAGAGAATACTCATATCCTGACTGAAGATATACGGGAGAGTTGAACTTGAAGTTAGTTGCAACGCTGCCATCATCAGATGTTTTAATATCTGATGGTTCAATATTTACTTGACCAAATGGCACAACAGTTGTTGTTGGAGTACCATCTCTCATAGTTCTGATCTGAACCGTTACTGGAATAGTATTGTCCTTAGTCTTAAAGAACAGATCACCACCAGTGATAAAGACTCCATCAGACTTACCATCAGTATCAACTAAGAATGATTGAGCAAGGGGGTCATACCATCCACCAAAAGTGGTTTGTTCTTGGGTGATAGTTTCTCTTGTGAAATCTTGAGTAATTCTTGAAATTGGTTGATCTGTGCCAATTTGTCTTCTTTCTACTTCTGGTGTTTTAATAGAAAGAGTTTGTTCTTGAACATTTTTGGCATATCCAGTTGCAACATAATCAGTCTCTGCAGAACTTTCACCTGGATCGAGTTTGGCTGGATTGGAAGCAACTGTTGTCAGTCTGATTGTATTTGTTCCAGTTGTGAACTTAGGATTTGAAGCGATCTTAGGATCTGGAATATGAAGTGAGAATCTTAATTCACCTTTTTGATCCGTAACGAGATCTGTTCCTGTTATTTTTGCTTCAGCAGTGCCAGTTAAGTTAACAAGAGACATTCCCTTCTTAACATATCCAAGATGGTCTGGTCTTACTTGACTTGCGAGTCCAGGAAGATCAAGATTCAATTCTGTAGAAGTTCCAGAATACGAAGAAGATTTATTTGCTAATTTCTTTGCTGGTTTATTGAATGGTCCTTCTTCATGATCATGAGTGGCAAGACGGAATCTAATACTTGCTGTTCCGGATTTATATCCACCAACATTATCAACAATATCACCAGTTTTAAATGATCCCCTAACCATTTCAACTTTCAATTCTTTTGGAGTCGCATATTCATTCATGTCAACATTTTCCATGAAGACATAATATCTTGTATTTGGTTTTAGTCTCTTAGCAACAACTTCCAGATTTCTTGTACGACAATTATGTACAACATCAACACCTACAACTCTTTCTCCAAGACTAATTCTTTCTTCACCAGCAGAAAGTTGGAATCCAAAAGTTCTTTCCGTTCCAGTTTCCTGAATAGTTTGAAGTCTTTCACGTTGAAGAGTTACATTATCAGTTGTAACTCTACGAATTGGTGGACGACCACCTCTTCTTTGAATCCTACTACGGACTCTTTGTCTATCTAATTCTGTATCCGTTATTTGTTCATCAACAACTTCACGACCAGTCCATGTCTGTTCTGAAGAGTTCCAGAAACTTGCAGACATACCACCATTTTCACGGTCTTCAACACCAAGAAGATCTGCCATTCCATTAAATACAGAATCAACTCTAACAATGTCTGGAGTTGGGAGAACCACTTCTTCAATCCAGAAGTCTGAAGCAGGATTCAGTTCAATAGCACCAGCAAAGAGTGCAATGTGGAATGGATTAAGGTTTTCAGTTCTTGTTGCTAGAGGTTGTTCGACAAAAGTTACTTCTTCGAATGCAAGAGTTAAACCAGTGCCATTTCTAGTAACATTGCTGTCAGCAAAGTCTTCCGCCCAACGATAATCTGCATTTACAGGATCTGCTGCTGTTGAAACAGTTTCAAACTGAAGTGCAACATTTCTTTCTGTGGATCTTGGACGACACTCTCCACGCTCCATATCAATATCAAAGAATGAATCACCTTCTAAGTTGTGGGATTCGTGATTTCTGAAGTTATCAACAAAGAATCCTGACTTAAATTTATCTAAACCTGTATTTGGATCTTTAATCGAAAGGTTTTTTGTATCAGTTTCAAGTAATGAGAGTGTTGTATAATTTTCAAGATTTTTAACTCTATGCTCAAGTCCACCAATATCTCTCATAGTGAATCTCTTATGAGAAATCATTCTCAGTTGAGAATCATAAGTTGCATTACTCATATAAGGTTGCATTGAGATCACACCGACCTCAAATCCTTCACTATTTGCAACAGGTGCCTTTGGATATTCTGAAGGTTCACCTTCTTTGAGTTCGAATGCTCCTTCCTTAGTAAGATAAAGTCTATCTATTCTTCCAAGATAATATTCATAGTCAAGTACAATAGTTTTATTTGTTACTGCTGTTTCTGATCTTGTGGATGCAAAAAGTCTAGATTCAAAACTAAATGGAGAATTTGTAGATGTAGATGGATCGTATACATCTACTCTTGGTCTCAGATCGATAAAGTCAGATGCTCTTTTATCGAGAACAAGTGGAATTTGACTCTTATAATCAAGAGAATTGTAACTATTAACAGATTCTACAGTTCCTGTGCTTTCATCTGTTGAGAAGAAGTCAAAAATAATTCTTATTTTTCTTGTTGGTTCTGGAGCGTCAGACTTTCTAGTAATTCTTGCAAAATCGCAAAATTCTTCTCTATGACCGTCATCAAAAATATAATTAGAAGTAATATTTCTATCACCAATATTAACTGTATTGAGGATAGCAGTAATCCCAGACTCACTTAATGCGATTTGTTCTTCTAATTCAAATGTCTTATCATTTTCATACACAAAATCCAACTGTGTGCCACTAACGATACTTACAACTCTAGCAACTGCTCCAGAAGAAGCTCCAATAAATGTTTCTCCGATAATTGCATTATTTGTAAATGTATCACTCTGAGATGAAACAACAATTGAAGGTAAATCTGGATTTGCAGTGTCATTCGACTCAAATATTCCTAGAATTTCAAGAGCATCAGGAACATTTAAGGAAATTGTGTCATCTTGAACTCTAGTTCCATACACTGCACTGAATGTCAGTCCATCATTAAAGGTTGTAGATCCAATACCTGCTCCAGCATTTTTAGACCTGTCTATGATAAGATCAGAACATCTAGTAACAGTTTTTACCTTTGATGTTAATTTAGTTCTCTTTGCAGTTACAGTTAATGTTGCATTTCCAGTTCTTGACAGATTGATAATAGTAATCTGCTTTAAATCTGCACTAATAGTTACTTGAGAACTTCTAATAAGTTCTTTATGTCCAGTTTCCCAAGTTAAGATATAATTATTCTCAGTAAATGGTTCTAAAATTAAATCATTATCCCCAAGATCATTTATATTGAAAGAGAAAGAAGTTCCTGTTACATTTCCAGTAATTTGCTTTCTTACAATATAGTTACTATCAAGTAAATTTATAGATGATACAAATGGATTTTGCAGACTGATAATTTTTCCTGCATCATCTGCTTTTTCGAGGAATGGAACAATTACATCAAAGTCGGTAACTGTTATAGTTGTTCCTGGTAATGTACCATCACAGACACCTGCAACAGAAGGAACTGCTACAAGACTTAATGTACCACTATCGACACCAGAGGCAACTCTGTTGAAAGTTGGAAGAGTTCCACTTGGTTTTGAGTATCTAACAATATCACCTACTTTAACTAAAGAACTAAAATTAGATACACTAGGTGAAGTAGCAACACCATTAGAAGTAATTGAAAATTGACTCGATTCTGTAAATGATTTCTTATCACTAATCAGTGCAGTATTTGCAGCAAAGGTAGATAAACCAACAGTTCTACCGATTGACTTTACATCAGAAATATCGTGATCTGAAAGTGCTGTGATATTTCTACCTACATCAAGTCCATCAATTTCAATTGGTTCATTAAGTTGGAATTGACCACTTACATCTGTCAACTTCAGTAAAGTTGCATTAGATACTGCAGTATTAGTGATACCAGTTGCTCCACTAAACTTTCCTTTTACATGAGCAGCATTTTGTGCTGTTAATGCAAATCCAACAGTAACATTTGTAAATGTTTGAATATCAAAAAGTTTTAAATCATATCTAGATGTTCCTACGCCTGAAATTGATTTTTGATTGTAATCATAAACTCTTGCATTTCCGATTACATTACCAGCAGTGGGCAATCCAGTAGTAGCAAGTCTTTCATCTCTCAAATCTACAAAATAAGACATTCCAAGAGTTGGAGAACCATAGACATTCTCTACTTGAATATTGTTTCCAATTCTAACTGGAACACCAATATTCTCTTTTGATCTAGTAGTTCTTGGTTTTACAACATCGATTGAAGATGTTGAAACTTTATCAATTTCATATCCCCTTACATATGCTTTACCAGGAGATACTTGAAGTGTAAAAATTTCATCTGATGCCGTATTGCCATTTTGAGTTAATTGAGTTGGAAGATATATTCCGTTATTGCCAACTCTATCATTTAGAGATTCTCTAATATCAATAGAAAATGGTTTGATATAATAATCTCCAGATTCATCATATGTTCTTCTTGCAAGTTCATCTTTGAAGATGTTATAATCTGTTTTATTGACAATTTTTTCTACAACTCCATTTTCAACACGGAGAAGTTCTACAAAATTAACATCATTATTATCATCTAATGACTTCTTAGTTAAAGTTGCAGTCAGTTTAAATCTATCAGCTCCAGGAGCAGACTCGTTTGAAAAACCTTGTGCGTTATCATAAAGATCAGGATATTCTGAAGATGCTGTTACAATTTCCTCTTTGATGAGAAGACCAACTTTATAAGATGGTTTATCAGAGTATTGATCAAGAACTACAGTAGATGTAGGTGCTTTTACAAAATAACCTCTAATAAAAAATACTCCTTCACTTAAAGATGCAGAAGAACCAATTTTTGTTGACTCAGAAACAATACATCTAGCAAATAAATTATTTGCTGCAATTGTAGTAGATGAAAAATTAATATCAGATAAAGTAATCAGATTTTCACCATCTTGAAATATTTTTGATTCTCTATCAGTTCCAGAATCACTATACTTAATATATAAAGTATCAAATCCATCCTCAGATTCGATTGCAGTCAGTCTGTTTACTACAGTTGCTTTTACACCAGAAGTTTCTCCTTGAATCTCAATCTTATTATCAACAAGATACTTTGTGTAAGAAGAAACAGGAATATCCAAGAAAGTTGGATCAATTCTTACTGCAAAGTAACTGTTATCATAAAAAATTCCACCTGGAATAACTACAGATCCTTCTTTAAAGAAGTGTTGTCCAAACTTTTCAATCTGTCCCTGAAGAATAGATTGAAGTGTAGTTAATTCTCTAGACTGGATTGGAAATCCAGGTTTGAACAGAACCTTATTATAGTTCTTGTCTTCATTGAAATCATCAAAATATGGAGAGACATTTAAATTGGTGTTCTGGGTCATGTTCTTAGAACTCTACTACGATTTTTACTTCTTCTTT